ATGAGCCAGCTGGTCCTATCGCATTATTAAAATGGGTTCAATCTAATAAATCTCCATCAAATATAATCTTTATACCAATTTTATCGCAAGAGTCTTATGTCAATAAAACACACTTTGATAATTCTGGTCTAAATGTAAATTTGGGAATACCACACGATTTGTCATATGAAATACAAGAATTAGTAAATCCTCTTTTGCTTAAAAAAATGTCATCTGGTGGATTTCTTTCATGCCAAGAAGACCCCAATAGAGATGCAAGTTATATAATGGTATGGAAAAATAATAACGAGTTAATAAAAAGTTTTTTAGAAATTCTTGAGGATAATTTTAAAATTAGAGTTGATTCTGATAATGGTGTTAGAACTTCAGATGTTATTGAGGACTTAGACACTTTAGGACATTATTGTGCAAAATTGGGTGCTCCATTTTCTATAACCACAGAAACTCCAGTAATAAATACAAGTATAAACAAACGAGTTGATGCTCAAGTATCAATGATAACAAAATTTGTAGAGTTTAATGGAAAAGTTTAAATCATTCATCACAGAAGCAAAAGACGAGAAATATCGTGTCCTTGTCATCTCAGCTGAACCAGATAATGAAAAACTGTTTCATACTGCACAGAGAATTACAGATGAAGCAGAAAAGTCTGGCCATTCAGTTTATGTTGTCAAGGTTGAAGGTGCAATTATTAGTTATGATGATGGTATATATAGAATATATAATGATGATGACAAAAAAGGATTTGAAATAAGTTCTAATGATACTGTTGCCATTGTTCGTGGTTCTGTTCGACTAAAGAAGAGTTACCTCGATTTACTATCGCGTCTCGAAAAAATTGGTGTTTGTATGGTCAACAGTCGAGAGACTGTTGAGCTATCTTCTGATAAGTATCGAACCTATGTCAAGTTGCAAGACTTTGGTTTGACACAGCCAAAGACTGTTCTTATTCCTAATCAGAACACTTGGAAAGATGCACTTGAATCATTAGATACCAAGTTTCCTATTATAATGAAAACTCTTGAAGGCTCTAAGGGTGTTGGTGTTTTGTTTATTGAATCAGAACGTCAAATAGAATCTTTAGTTCAATTACTCTACAGCCAAAACGATGATGTAGATTTATTGATTCAAGAATATATTAAGACTGATGGAGATATACGAGTTCTTGTTTTGGGTGGCAAAATTCTTGCATCCATGAAACGAGATGTTGTTGAGGGAGATTTTAGATCGAATGTTTCTCAGGGAGCAAAAGTCAAAGAGTATAAGTTAACAGAATTAGAGGTAGAACAATGTCTATTGGCTGCAAAGGCGATTGACGGTTCTTGGACTGCTGTAGATTTTATCCCATCTAAGAATCCAAAGAAAGACCCACCATATATTCTAGAAGTAAATCATTCACCCGGCACAGAAGGTATTGAAGAAGCAACTGGAAAAAATATAGTTAAACAAGTTATTGATTTTTACTCTAATCCAGATAATAGATACTCCGTGCCGACTCAATGTGGTTACTTTGAAATTGTTACAGTAAAACCGTTTGGTGATGTTGTTGCTAAATTTGATACTGGTAATGGAGCATCTGCATCAACTATTCATGCAGATAAGCTTGAAGTAAAGGGTAAACAAGTCACTTGGACTTATAACAATAAAACTATTACAAGTAAAATTCAAAGAGTAGCAAAAGTTGATGTTGGTGGTTTAAATGATTATTCAGAAGAAAGATATGCTGTTTTGTTAGATTTTGAATTTGCTGGTTCCTCTTATAAAAATGTTGAGTTTTTATTAGATGATAGAAAAGACAGAAGCCCAATATTATTAAATCGTGATGTTATGAGAATGTTAAATGTCATGGTGAATCCACAAAGGAAATATATCGTCACAACCAAATATGCCCTTGACAAATCATCCTCAACCTGATATAGTCTTTATATGAACTTCTACACTAACGTATTACAATATGGTAATTCTATTCTTGTCCGTGAGGTCAAGGATGGAGAACGCACGACTCGTAGAGTCAAATATGAACCCACACTTTTTGATCTAGTCAAGACCCGTGAGGAGACTGGCTACAAAACTCTGGATGGTCAGAGTGTTCTCCCACATCACTTTCATTCGATTAAGGAAGCTAAACAGTGGGTTTCTGATCGTGAGAATCAAAAAGACATAATCTATGGTAACACACAGTATCCCTATTGCTGGATTGCTGATGAGTATCCTAAACAAGTTGATTGGGACTTGGACCAGATGCTCATGTACACCATCGATATTGAGGTGGAGTGTGAGAACGGATTTCCAAAACCAGAAGATGCAGCAGAACCTATGCTGTCTATCACTATCAAGAACTTTCAAACGGGTTTCATTAATGTTTGGGGAATCGGAGAGTTCACAACTAACCGTAATGATGTAAAATATATTCAGTGCGAGAGTGAGGTGCATCTGTTTAAGGAGTTCCTAGCATTCTGGGAGAACAATACACCCGACATTGTTACAGGTTGGAACACTGAGTTCTTTGATATTCCCTATCTTGTAAATCGTATTCGTAACGTCTTTGATGATGATGAGACAAAACGTCTATCTCCGTGGAAGAATGTGTTTGCCCGTGAGATATACAAGATGGGTCGAACGCATCAATCCTATACTCTGGATGGTATTTCTGCACTAGATTACCTTGATCTCTATAAAAAGTTCACATACACTAATCAGGAACGATACACCCTTGACCACATTGCGTTTGTGGAACTGGGTGAGCGTAAGGATGGTAATCCATATGAAACATTCCGTGAGTGGTATACCAAAGATTATCAGTCGTTCATCGAATACAACATACAGGACGTTGAGATTGTTGATAAGCTAGAAGATAAGATGAAATTGATTGAGCTTGCACTGACGATGGCTTATGATGCAAAGGTCAATTTCACTGACGTGCTTGGTACTGTGCGGTATTGGGATATTCTGATTTACAACTATCTGCGTGAGCGGAATATCGTGATTCCTCAAAAGTCGGAAAACAAGAAGGTTGAGAAATTTGAAGGTGCATATGTAAAAGACCCACAAGTGGGTATGCACAAGTGGGTTATGTCGTTTGACTTGAACTCCCTGTATCCCCATCTTATCATGCAGTATAACATCTCACCAGAAACTTTGGTGAATGGCGGTATCAAGCCTGTAGAGGGTATGGTTGATAAAATACTAGATGGCAAGGTCAGCAATGACACTGAGTATTGCATGACACCTAACGGTGCATTCTTTCGCAAGGACAAACGTGGGTTTTTACCCGAATTAATGGAGGGCATGTATAATGATCGTGTCAAATATAAAAGACTTATGCTCGACGCTCAACAGGAGTACGAGAACACGGGTGAGAAATCTCTACTCAAGGACATTGCCCGATACAACAACATCCAGATGGCGAAGAAGATTTCTCTTAACAGCGCATATGGTGCTATTGGGAATAATTGGTTTCGTTATTTCGATTTGTTGGTTGCTACAGCAATTACTACATCTGGCCAGTTATCTATTCGTTGGATTGAAAAGAGTCTTAACATTTATCTTAACAAAACCTTGGAAACGAAGGACGTGGACTACGTTATTGCTTCGGATACAGACAGCGTATACATTACGTTTGACAAATTGGTTAATAGCGTGTTCAAAGAGGGAACAGACACTAACACTATTGTCACCTTCTTGGACAAGGTTGCAAAAGAGAAGTTGGAACCTTTTATTGATAAAAGTTATCAAGCTCTTGCCAAAGTAACCAACGCATATGACCAGAAGATGGAGATGGGACGTGAGGCCATCGCTGACAAGGGAATCTGGACTGCAAAGAAACGATACATTCTAAACCTGTATGATATGGAAGGTGTGCGGTTCAAGGAACCCAAACTCAAAATCATGGGACTTGAGAGCGTAAAGAGTTCAACCCCTGCACCATGTCGAGAGAAGTTGAAGGAAGCAATCAGGATCATTATGGGTGGTGATGAGGAGATGCTAAATACCTTTATACAAGATTTCCGTGATG